GTGAGTATGTAGAGACATATCAAGTTAGTGGATCTAATATTCACTTAGTAAAGCATGGAAATCCATCAGGTAATCCTATGACAACCGTAATAAATTGTATTGTAAACTTCATGTATCATTGGTGGTGTTATAGGAAAATTACAGGAAAATTAAACTTAAACTCATTTACAAATAATGTAGGATTTACTTGTTTTGGTGATGATGTAGTGTTTTCAACAAATTCTAAAATCACAGGTTATAGTTTTAAAGAAGTAGCAAAATGGATGAAAGTACTAGGACAAGATTATACAACAGCTCAGAAAGATAGTAATGATATAGGTGCTAGAAAATTAAGTGAGATAACTTTCCTTAAGCGTAGATTTGTATTAGAAAATGGATTTTATTTGTGCCCAATAGATAAAGACTCAATAGAACAACAGTTTAATTACACTAATATTGATGCAAACAATTCAGAAAACATTAAAGATCAGATAGATAATGCAATGGTAGAAGCGTGTCAGCATGGTAGGGACTATTTTGTTTATTTTAGAGAGAAAATTCGCAGTGCTTTATTCAACAATCATCATTTAAGGAGAGAGATAGGATTAGACCTACCAAATTATTCTAGCGTTGTAGAAATTCTGATTAAACGTTTCGATATATGATTACGTCGATAACTGCGTGTGTTGGTTTAAAATGTGTACATGTGCGCAAAGCCAAGACACGTTTGGACCCCAAGGGTCAAAATATTTTAGGGAAATCTCCGATAGCGGACTAGTATATCCTCGTACTAAACCTCGTGTAGAAAACCAAATTGATGTAGATCTCGTCAAGACCTATCTTCCTTGCCGCCGTAGGAGCGGCAAGTTCACTCCCTATGAACTAGGAAGAATCAAAGTAAATGTATATGGTTCAACCCAGTACACTTGCTCCGTCATAAACAAGATTGCCATGAAAATAGGAACTAAATATGACTTTATTTTTAGACGTAGATGTGTAGACGTAGTTATTTATCGCGAGGACGGTAAGTACAAATCAGTAGAACGTTATGACATCATGAAAGCCCCATCAACTCAATACCTTGTTTTTGAAAACCTCCCAGAAGTTAATGCAGCATACCACTATGTACCCATTGATGACAACACCCTCCGCCCACAAACTCGA